GGCATCCCAGAAGACAGTGCGTGGCCCTCACCCTCCCTTCCTGATCTTGGATGAGATCGATGAGATGGACATCGACATCCTCGATGCGGCACTAGGTCAACCCATGCCCCAGAGGAACTACAAGGGAGAGATACTTCAGCCCTACACCGTGATGTGCAGTACGTGGCAGAACGCTGATGGCACATTCACTGAGGTGAGAAGGCGATTTGAGGAGCGGGGACTACCCATCCTCACGTGGTGCTACAGGGAGAGTGCCAACCCAGTGGACGGGTGGTTGACCCAAGAGACCATCAATGCCAAGAAGTTGGAAATCCCCGCAGAGATGTGGCGGGTGGAGTATGAACTGGGTGAGCCTTCCATTGGTAACCGTGCCTTCGACACAGACGCGGTGGAGAAGACCTTCTCACTGCCCGTAGAGGCTATTACCGAAGAGCACAAGCAGGACTACGAGAAGTACGTGTTTGAGAAGCCTGTGAACGATGGGCAGTACATCGTGGCTGCTGACTGGGCCAAGGAACAGGACTACACCGTCATCTCTGTGATCAGAGTGGACAGGCAGCCTCATCAGTTGGTGTGGTACATGCGGGTGAACCGCAGGCCGTACCCCATGATGATCAATTGGTTCAACGAAGTCATCATGGAGTACAACGCTGAGGCCATTCACGATGCCACAGGGCTGGGGAACGTGGTCAATGACTACATCGACATGAGGGCACGCAAGTTCATCATGACGGGTGAGAAGCGCGCCAACATGCTCACAGAGTACGTAGGAGCCATTGAGCGGGGGTATTTCAAACTCCCCAGAGTTCAAACCCTGTACACAGCACACAAGTACTGCCGTACAGGTGACCTGTACTCCAACAGCAAGGACTACCACCTCCCTGATGAGGTGTGCTCCCTGGCACTGGCATGGCACGCAGGTAAGCAGTACTCAGGGTATGGGGAAGCCATTACTGTCCCCCGTAGCAATGCCCCAGGGCGCTATGAGAAGAACTTCACCATGCCCAACAAGGATCAGCCTGACAGCATCTACTCCCCTGCTGTGGAGGGAGAGGTGCGTATGAAGGACGCACCTGTGGACGGCGAGATTAATCTGTTGGTATGACGACGTTCATCGCAATCCAGCAGTTGACCTTACATGGGAATACGTACACTGCGGGTCAGGTAATCGCTGATGAGGATGTTCCCACAACAACACTTCGCAGGTTCATCGACAGAGGTCTGATCGAAGCAATTGGCGATTCCGCTAGTAGCGTTGCAAGGTCTGATACTGCGTACACCTCAGCATCTCTTGCCGCTAATGCTCAAGAGTCGGGGGTAATCACCCTCGCGAAGACCTTCATGGTGCTGAGTGTGACGACCAACTATCCCGCGCGTGTGCGCCTATACACAGACATCGAGTCCAGGGATGCTGATGCAGCACGGGCTATTGGTACTGATCCCACAGGCAATCATGGCCTGATCATGGATTTGGTCACTACTTCTGAAGACCTGACATGGAAGCACTTGTGTGTGGCTGGCTCTGTATTCGATGAGACTACGAGTTGCCCGATCATCGTGACGAACCTTGACTCTGAGGCACGAAGTATCGAGGCGACAATCAACTGGATTTCGATGGAGGCCTGACATGGCTACTACAACTACGACTGTCACCATGCCGATCTATGCGGTTGGAGACGCTGGTTTTCGTTTGTGGGGCAAGGCATGGCATGACGCGATGATCGCCGCTGGGTGTACTCAGGTTTTCAGCGATATCGACCTGGACACCATGATCATGCCTACGACTTCTGGGCAGATGGTGACCGGAAGTCGTATCTACTCGTTTGACGACAGCCTGCACGCCACACACCCGCTGTTCGTCAAGTTGGAGTGGGGTCGCGGTAACTCGTCACAGCCCACTAATGGATTTAAGTTGCAGATTTCTATTGGGTGGCAGCATGACAGCGGTGTACTGGCAGGCGATGTGTTCTCACAGTTCTTAGCGACTCACCGGGAGTTGACTGAGATTGGTGAGATCGTTGTCACTCGCTACGATGCTGGTATCAGCCTGTGGACGAATACAACTAGTACGTCAACGGCTGGGTTCTTAATCGAGCGCACTAGTTTGAGCGGGACTGTTGTGGGTGATGGCGTTTCGCAACTGGTATTCGGTACTGATGTGAACGCAGTCGCCGCTACAGGCTTAAACGTTGCGGGGAGATGCGCTGATCATCTTGTGCACAACGTGTGGGGCAGCAATGTGCTTTCTGGCTATGATGCGCCCATTATGGCTGGGTACAGCACTTCTCCCGACGCTGACGGTAAGGTTCCGCTGTATCCTTTCTTTTCCTATGGAGCGTATGACCCGCTACGTGGTGTGGTTGGGGTTAGTACTGCCGCTGTGGGAGCGAACAAGCGATTCACTGGAAGTTTTAATGGGGTGGATGGAACGTATCGCACAGTCCCTGGCTCATATTCCGCACTTGGGAACGGGAACAGGCTAACTTTCCTGGTGGAAGACATTTAACATGGCTGCCCCGGTTCCTGAAGACCTGACCGTAACAGGGTTTGTTTTTGCATATGCCGTAGCCAATACGCGTGATGGTGTGGTTGGGGGAGCAGCATCAACTCCGCGACCTATTCCTACCACTGGGCTGATTTGGCCCCGTCTTGACGCACTGAAGGAGTCCTGATGGCTATTACTCTCGTCAGCAAGGCTGTCCCTGGTGGGCTGGCTGCCAATGATGCGGGATTCCGCTCTCTGGGAGCGGCAGTCATGGGTGTGTTTGACGACCTTGGGTACACCAGCGTGTACGACACGATGGACTGGAATACCGCTACATACCCAGGCGTCAACTCCACGTATGTCGGGAAGAAGGTCTATCGTTTCGATGATGAACTCAGCCCCACGCAGGAGGTCTACTTCTCTGTAGAAGTTGGGCAAGGTACTTCTAGTACTGCTGCTATTGGGTATCGAGTGCGCTTTGTAGTGGGCACCACACATGCTGATGGGACCATTGGGGGACAGGTCCAGACACACTACATTGGCATAGGGTCTACGACGACTCTTGAGGGGGAGATCGTAGGAGTACGCACTGAGGCTGGCTTCACCATCTTCTCCAACATGCCCTATACGGGTAGTTACGCGGGTCAGTGGGAATTCTGTGCTGAGCGTCTACGTATTGACGGTGAGCCAACCGTCGATGGGTTGGTGACGTTTACTTGTGGTACAGGCGCTGATTCCTCTGGCACTAACGGCACACCCCAATGTCAAGCGTCGAACTTCGCGTTGAGCACTGTATATACGGCCAATACAACAGGGTGGAACTGTATGCCAATGGCAGTCCGTATGACAGACAACATTCTGATTGATTACAAATGTCCTGTGTTCCCCATCTACACATTCGGGAAGTATGACCCGTTTTTGGGAGTCATCCTTACGACGCGCTCTGTGCCTGATCTGTCTGTGTTCTCCGCGAAGGTTGATGGGGTGACGCACACATACCGCTCATCCTCGATGAACTCAGGTGTTGATGGTTATCAAAGTGCTGGTAACGTCCGTCCCGCGTTCTTGGTGGCATGATGGCTGCTCCTGCGTACACAACGACAAGTATCGTGGGCAATGGTCCTAGCGCGATCAGTGAGCCAGATGTACAGGAAGGGCAGATTGCGCCTCTTTACGGGCTGATCTGGCCTCGCAAAGCGTAGGTGCGCATGAAGGATGTACCTGTGGACGGGGAGATTAACCTACTGGTATGAACGTGAGTGCTTTTGGGGTAGTGCATAAGTCCCAATACCTCAAAGGTGTGTACAAGCCCATCACGCAGTCGTATGGAGGGCGCACGTTCCCAGATATGGATGTCGTGACTTCCCTGCGCGCACGACTCAAGGGCGTTCCCATGTTCCACGGGGGTAATAAGGGCAGAGTGCGTCGCTTGGCACAGGGCAAGAGTGTAGATGTACGCAACCCTGATGGAGATGGACCCAAGAACGCCCTGTTCATGACTCCCAGCAAGAAGATGGCTGAGGGCTACGCCACTGCGGGGAGAACCCCTGAGAACTTCGCTCGTCAGGGTGGCTACGCCATGAACAAGCATCTGACTTCACGTGGTGGTGCAGGCAAGGTTGCTCAGTTCGACATGAAGGGCGTATGGCCCAAGAGCGTTGAGGGTGGCGGGACTAAGGTCGGCTATGACCTTGCTGATGCTAAAGGCAGAGTAGTCAACGTAACGGGGAAGAAGCCACATAGGGCAGGCGACGCAGCACGCAGGATGGCAAGTGCTGCTGAACATGACTCTGGCGTCCTTGCTGATCGTGCTGCTCTACGCGCGAAGATGAAGGAAGACCCCACTCTTCGCGGCAGACTTAAGCACATCCCAGGATCAGTAGACATGGACACATATCGCTTGTCTCTGCGTGCTACTGAACCTCTTAAGCGCAGTACACAGAAGATTGAGCGCTCACACGCAACACGCTGGGGAGGAATGTCCTCTGGCCCCAAGATGCGTAGGCCCAAGTGGAAGTTGCGCCGTAGTCTGTTCAAGGACACCGACACTCAGTTGACAGTACCCGTGACGCGATGACCTTGTAGGTTCTGATTCTCGTTGACGTTCTCAGTATTCTGGCTGTATGAGTCAAAGCGCCTTTGGTGTTGAGCACACCAAAATCTCCAAGCGTAAGAAGGATGACGCGAAGAATAGCGCGTTGACTGCTGGTGGGGGCGTTGTTGCTGCGACAGGTCTATTGGGTGGAGGAATCCCCGGCGTTCACTCCAAGCATGAGATGCTTGCTGGGGCTATGGACAAGGACGCTCCCTGGCAACGTAGGGCTGGTGCTGCTCTAGCCTCTATGCGCGGGGGAGTCTTCGGATACCGCACTGACGCGCATCAGAAGACCTTGCAGCGCAAGGTCAACGATTACCACTACTACAAGGGAAAGCCTGCTACGCGTAAGCAGATGTACCTACGTGGGCGTGACGCAGGCAAGATCGAGCCTGAGCGTCAAGTGATCAGGCACCTCAAGCGTGGGCGTAAGTTGTCCAACGCGCTTCTTATCGGTGGTGGGGCAGCCGCTGTGCATGGGGTGAATCAGATGCGTGAGAAGAACCCTGTGCCCAAGAACCTGCGCTATGAGTTCGGTAAGGCCGAGAAGAGCGACAGGTTCTATGGAGCACTTGCTGGTGGTGGAGGGGCTGCCGCAGGGGCTTCTATGATCGCTGAGGGTGTGATGCGGGGGCAGCAGAAGCGCTGGTCGCGTAAGAAGGATGCTGCTCTGGGTGAAGCAGAGAAGATCACCCCGCGCGTGAAGACCACTACTCCTAGCCCTGATATTGAGAATGACGCCAATAAGTTCTTCGCTGGTAAGTCCAAGAAAGACGCTTTTGAGACTGGTGTGCAGCGAGGACATGCTACTCAGCACAAGTACTTCGCTCACACCTATGGGAAGAACGCCAAGTACGCGCGTATGGTGCGTAATCCTGCCCTGATCGTGGGTGGAGTAGGGGCGGCAGGACTTGGTATCTCACACATGGACAAGAGTAAACTCAAGCGTCCACGCAAGAAGTAAGCGCTAGTTCGCGTTGACCAGTCTCGTATCCTGAGGACATGATCAGCGCGTTTGGTGTAGAACATGGTGAGATCAGTAAGGGACTTCCCTCTGCGTTGAGGCAGGCTGGGGGTCCGTTGCGTTATGGCGCGTTGAAGCCCAACAGCACTGCGGCCAAGTACATACAGGGACGTAAGGGCGCTAACGCAATGGGACAGCGCGCGGCGAGATCATATGCGATATCTGCTAACCAGACCAACAACCCTGGTCTGAAGATGAACACGATGATTCGTGGACAGAATGCTTCGCAGGCTGGTAGTGATCTTAAGAACAAATCGCGTGTCGCTTTGACCAACCGCGAACGTGGCTGGCAGTAAGATGCCAGAACAGGTGGAGAAGAGCGCCTTCGGAGTTGTGCATAAGAGTCTTTCCCCTCACCAGACTGCTATCAAGGTAGCCACCAAGCAGGCGCGTATGGGCAAGATGAAGGTCTCTGATGCTCAGATCAGTGCTGATTGGGCGCAGAAACAGATGGACAGGGCTGCGGTGAAGAAGTCCTTCGTCAACTTCAGTGGTAAGGCTGTACCCATCTCGCAGTTGAGTCGTGTAGGGCGCATGAAGTTGAAGGCACGTATCAAGGCAGACAAGATGTCTCGCGCCAAGACAGGTAAGACTGTGGGCGGGAACATTGCTGCTGCTCAGAGCAAAGTGCAGCACAACGTCTGGGATGAGCGCCTACGCGTGGGGCGTGAGGCCAGTGAGCGCAGTAGGCCTAGTGGTCTGAAGAACATCAACTTCGACAGGGGTGTATCGCAGGGCACTAAGGACGCCACTCGTGCTGCCTTCCCCAAAGGCACGAAGAAGAAGGTCACTGTCACTGAGGAACTCCCTGGTGGGCAGCGCAGTGTAGGCGGGATGATGGCCGCAGGTATGGCTACCAGCACTCCCAACAAGGCTGGATTCCGCACCATTCACATCAACCAGCCTGTGACCTCTGTGTCCACCCCTGCTGAGAAGGCTCACTTCGTGGCGCATGAGTACGCGCATGTGACCCCGCGCAGGGGCGCTAACCCTGGTCGCATCAACACTGGCAAGCGCAGTATGCGTGAAGAGGGACGCGCAGACACGATGGGAGCCAAGACCACAGGGCAGAAGGGTACTGTCATCCCTGGTGGTTATGACGGTATGGCTGCCAAGCAGGTAGGACAACTACCCGCAAAGGGTGTGCGCGGGGCTATTGGTCGTATGTTGAAGCCCAACATGGGTGAGTACACCAAGATGCGCGCCAAGTTGGGTAAGCCTGTGGATACCTCTATTCGTGCTGATATCACCCGCGCGAAGACGCAGGTACGCAGTGCAAGAAAGGCAATCAGTGATCAGATGGAAGCAAAGCGTAACCCTCCACTGCGCCTGAAGACTCCTGAGATCAGGATCGGCGGCAACAGATGAGCGATGTCAGTGCCTTCGGCGTTATTCACAAGAGCACGCGTCAAGAGCGCGCGAACAGGCGCGCTGCCACAGGCGTAGGTATTGGCACTACTGCTGGTGCTGCCACGATGGGTGGTCTGTACACCCACCGGAACTATCGCCACTACAAGGGCCAAGTGAAGCGTGCCTGGGATCGCAGCGAGAATCGCAAGGCGTTTGACGTAGATATGGAGAATCTACGCCGTCAAGCCGATTGGCAACTATCAGGTGGGTACAGGCGCACAAAGACCTGGGTTCCTGGGAGCACTGGGGAGAAGTTCGAATCGCCCAAGCAGCAGGAACGCGTACGTAGACTGCGTGATCTTGCCAATCATTCCTCGTCCAAGGGGACGCCTGAGGGAGATGCTGCGGAACGTAAGTTGCGGGGCATGGGCTTCGATTCCAAGCCCAAGCATGAGAGTCCTGGCGGGTGGCAGTACAAGGAAGAGCGTGTACCTCGCCCAGAGAACCTCAGGTATGACCGCAAGCCTTGGAAAAGCCCAGGGGTGAAGACATTGCTGCGCAACAGCACCAAGTTGCGTGGGTTCAAGAGCAGCCTTGGCGTATCGATGGGCACAGGGGCTGTTGCGGGACTCTACGGTGGGCTTATTGGTGGTGTGCGCTACCACCAGAAGAAGGAAGGCATCGGCCCTTACGGGAAGAAGAAGCGATGAGCAAGAAGCCTGAGATCACTGGGCCTCGTATGCAGGCGCTTGATCTCAACACAGATGAGTGTGTGGAGTGGCCGGGAGCCATGCGCGAGGGCTACGGCGTGAAGAAGATGGGTTCCACCACCATCAACGCTCACAGGTGGGTGTATGAGCAGGCCACGGGGAAGAAGATTCCCAAGGGGATGGCTGTTGACCACATCTGCCGCAACCGTAAGTGCGTGAACCCCAAGCACTTAGAGGTGACCACTCACTCTGAGAACAAGAAGCGCGCGTGGGGTGCCAAGAGCGGGTCGTACAAGCACAAGTACTACAAGGGCGAGCCTGTATCCAAGTCAGCCTTTGGCGTGGAGCATGGCGTTTAGAGTCGCTGCCTACATCATGTTTGTAGCGACGATTCTGTACTTTCATCGTTATTGAGGGTGATGGTTGCCCCCGGCACGCCATAGACCTTGGTCGCAGTGATTCTGGTGATCCTGCTGTCATCTCTGATGATCCCCGCTTGTGTGAGGGCATCTCCCACTGCACGAATCAACTTATCCAGATCAGGTTTAGCGGTGTATTGCGTAGGAGCCTTCTCTTTGAGGACAAGGGCGTTCTTGCCTGTCCCGAAGTGATGCTTGGGGCGGGGGAATCTGAACTCCACAGTCATGTGGACAGGCCTGTCGATAGGTTCGCCCTGATGGTGATTGGTAGCCGCCACTCCAATGGCCTTACGCCAGATACGTAGTTTGTTGGCGTTGGTTTCGACAAGCCGCCCGTTGAAGATGTTCTTAGACCCTTGGGGGATGGGAATCCCTGGTACGTTGAGCGTCACCATGAATGTTGACTCTATATGAAAGACTTGTGACGTGGCAGCAGATAGTTACGAGGGTGGCGACGACCTCACTCTAGGCAACGTAAAGCGTGATGCTGGCCCGATGATGGAGTTGGGTGCTTCTGGTCTGAAGCGCTCTGCGGGGTACGTCAACGAAGAGTTCCTCCCCGCGCTACGCGGTAGGAAGGCCATTCAGGTCTTCCGCGAGATGAGCGAGAACGACCCCATCGTGGGTGCGTTGCTCTTCGCTGTGGACCGTCTGCTGCGCCAGATCGAGTGGCGTGTGGAGCCTGCCAGCCAGAAGCCTGAGGACAAGCAGGTTGCTGAGTTCATCGAGTCCTGCATGGATGACATGTCACACACCTGGGATGAGTTCATCTCCGAGGTGCTGACCATGCTCCCCTACGGGTGGAGTTGGCACGAGATCGTCTATAAGAAGCGCGTCGGCCCGTGGGAGAACGATCCCCGTAAGCGCTCCAAGCACAACGATGGCAAGATCGGCTGGCGCAAAATCCCTATTCGTTCCCAGGAAACTCTGCAACGGTGGGTCTTTGATGACACTGGCGGCATCAAAGGCATGGTGCAACTCGCGCCCCCGAAGTATGAGACAGTGCTGATCCCCATTGAGCGATCACTGCTGTTTCGTCCCTCCACGGTGAAGAACAGCCCTGAGGGACGCAGTTTCCTGCGGAACGCCTACCGCCCCTGGTACTACAAGAAGCGCCTGGAAGAGATCGAGGGTATTGGTATCGAGCGTGACCTTGCGGGTCTGCCTGTTGCCAAGGTGCCTCACGACTATCTCTCAGCAAAGAAGGGGTCTGAGAAGGCCAAGGTTGTTGATGCCTTCCGCAAGATGGTCCGTAGTGTGCGTCGGGATGAGCAGGAAGGTGTGGTCATCCCCACCCAATACGATCAGGACACCAAGCAGCCTCTCTTCGATTTCCAACTGCTGACATCAGGTGGTGGGCGAACATTCGACACCAACTCCATCATTCAGCGCTATGAGCAGCGGATTCTGATGACAGTGCTGGCCGACTTCATCATGGTGGGCCATGAGGGCACTGGTTCGTATGCCCTACATACTGACAAGACAGGGTTGTTCAGGGCCAGTATCAACAGCATCTCGCAAGCCATTGCAGATGTGTTAAACCGATTTGCCATTCCTCGTCTGCTGGCGATCAACGGCATGAAGGTCAACGAGTTCCCACAGTTCGTGCCGGGAGATGTCGATCCTCCTGACCTCAACCAGTTGTCCTCGTTCATGGGGCAGATGGCAAGCGCGGGTGTGCAATGGTTCCCAGACCCCGAGTTGGAGAAGTTCATCCGGCAGGCTGCGCGCCTACCCAAGTTGGACGAGACCAAGGAACAGGTCTTGGAGACCGAGAAGCGCCAAGCCGAGGTCATGCGGATCGCTCAGCAGCGCATGGAAGCCCTGCAACTACAGCAGCAGGCCGCTCAGGGCATGGAGCAGATGAAGCAGGCTCAACTTGCTACCGAGCAGCAGAAGATGGGCGTGGAGCAGCAGGCCCGAAGGCAGCCTCTGGAAGAAGAGCAGGCTGCCATGCAGACAGCGCAGCAGCGTATGCAGACCGAGCATCAGGCCGCGCGTATGCCGCATGAGCAGGCGCAGACAGAGATGCAGACCGAGCAGCAGCGCATCGGTCTTGAGCGCGAGTCCACGCATGGTATGAAGCAGCAGGAGATGCAGACGCGCCAGCAGG